GTTGTAGCCAACAGCGGTGTTAACTGCCCCAGAGCGAACAACCGAATACATGCGGCTGTTGGACATGTGGGTTCTGATATTCTCAGTATCGCTGCCGTCGCTGAGCGACATAACTCGCAAGCTTCCAGCAACACTGGCATCGGCTGGCGCAAACTCACCCACGATTGAAACGGCTCCACCGTTAAACCCAGCTTGGGTGAGGTCCATAGAGGCAGAATCAGATGCCCTCGTCGTAGCCGACCCCGAATCGCTTTTGATGTAAGAACTCGGATGAGATTGATTAGCCTCAACTTGCGCTCCCCAAACCTGTATGTGGTCATAGGAATTTCCGTTAAAGCTGATTGTGTTGTCGGCTTGAGCTATATACAGCGCCAATCTGCCTGTTGCGTTGGTTAGAGCTGTGCCTGTAATGCTACAGCGGAACCATCCGTTCCCGCAGCTCTCAATTGAGCTTGATGCCATTGTGCCATTGGTTGTCCCTACCGTGCCATTCAACAAGTTGAAACTGACATACCCGTCAGTGAATGCACCGTTAGCTGGGCTAAACCTCATTATGAGGTAATTTACGTTGCCGGCCTTAGCGTAGATGCTCGCAGTCTGGGGTGTTGCGCCGCCAGTAGTGAAATCAAAAAGTGCGTTGTGAGAATCTGAGGCTGTGCCGTCCACCGTCCACAGGTTTGATGTCAGAGTGCCATCTGGCGCAACACCTGAAGCAGCTGTCAGCGTAGACCTATTCGTAGTCCATCCGCTTGCGAGGGTCTCGCTGTAGGTGACCAGATTTGTGCTGCTTCCCTCAATCAACAAACCCATAGACGCTGAGTCAGACGCTGAATGCTCAAACCTCGGCGCATTGATTGCGGCAGTCTGGAGAGTTGGGGCATACTCACGATGAATTTGGGTTGTCGTGGACTGATAGTCCGTAGCGCCAGTCGATGCTAGGCTGAAGCGGCTTAACACTATCGAGCTAGAGCTATCGCCAGCGTATTGATACACTGCGTAATTACCCCACGAAGTTGGGCTGGCAACGTCTGACATATAGACCGCTCCACCGCTGACTTGTCCGGTAAATTTAAAGACGCATTTGTAATACCCGTTACCTGATGCAGTCTGAGTCGCTGAGACTCCGGTGTAAGTACTGCTTGAACCGCTGTAGTAAGTTACAGCTCCACCGGCCAAATCAAACGTAGCTATTTCGTAGTTATTGGTCGAGGTATAGGCAACCACCGATGCGTAGCGAGTGCCAGTTCCTCGCTTGGCGTAAAACGTCAGTGCGTAGCTATCGGACGGCGCATTTGAGCTAAACGTCTGGGACACACTATGGCTGGTCGTTGCTCCGTTTTCGGTGAGAGTCCATCCATCGCTGGTAGTCCCATCTGGACCCGTGACTGGTGTAGGGTTAATCGAAGCCCCAGAGTCGTTCCACGGACTGCCGTCTAGACTGCTCGACTGGAGGAGGAGGTTTTCCGACGAGAGGTGCTTGTCTTTGCCGTAGAAGCTCCCAGTCGTCGAGCGACTGTAGCTGATGCGAGGGTCCACTCGGCCACCGTTGGCAAAGTCAGCTTGGAAGACTGGCCTAGTGGCTGGAAATGAATCTGAATATGCCATTGGTGACCTCCCTATTAGGCGTTGTCAGTTGGGGTAGCGTCTGATGCTCCATCAGTTGCCACTGGCTCGGCTGGCAGCGATGCCTGATATGCAGCTATGCACTCAGGCGTCCAGACTGCTGCGGCCACTGCTTTGACTCGCTCGCATTCGCCGCTCACATCGTCGGCTGGGGCTAATACGTGACGATGAAAGCTGGCTGCTTTCTCCTCGCCAGTGTCAGAGTCGATGATTGCGTGGCGATGTCTGATTTGGAGGCTGCCGTTTTGGGTGACCTCGATTTTATCGGTGAGAACTAGTTCCTCTAGCATAATGATTGATGGTGTTTGTGGTCCGTCCCAGCTATCCGGCTGGGGTAAATTTGTTAAGCTGTGATGTAGGTGACCCCGAGGTAAATGCTCTCGTCACCACTGAAATCTGCTGCGGTGGCTGTGGCACTGGGGTTAGTGTTTTTGTAAACCCTCAGAAACGCATCGCCCTCAAGCCCTAAAACTGAGTAATCGCCAGAGTTCCCAGCGGCGTTGAAAACAAAACACGAGCCAGTAAGCGAGCCAGCGGCGTCGGTCAAGTTGCCCACACCTATGCCTGTTGGTAGCGAGATTTTGAAATAATCTCCAACTGGACTGCTGACACTGGAAAGCTGCAATCGTCCGGTGATTGTCACTGTTCGCCCAATTCGGGTGTATGCCAATGTGTCTGCACCAGTGCCTAGAGTCATTGTTCCGCTAGATGCTGGTGTCAGCGTGGCTGTGTGAAAACCCTCCTCGTATGTGTCGAGGGTTGTAGTAGCACCTGACCCGAAATCAATTGCCATCCCCGAACCCAACACCAATGCACTGTTGGTGATGCGAAGTCTTTCTCCATAAGTCCCATTGTATCGGGTGTGAATCGCCAAATCTGCTGTGCGGTATGTAGACTGAGACACCGCTCCCATAAACGCACCGCAGACATCCGCAGCACTGTTTCTCGCCTGAAAAGCAATGCCAGCACAAGACCCCGTGGTGTTGCTGTTATTCCTCACCATCATTGTTGACAATGGGAGGCTTGTGGATGCGTTGTCGCTACTGACCGTTAGTGAATCTGCGGCTGATGGGTAGGCGTCTTGGATGCCGACCCTCTGGCTCGAATCAATGGTGACGGCTGCTGTGTTTGCAGTGCCGATTTGAAGTTGGTCTGCACTGTGGTTATAGGTAATTTTACCAGCACTGCGTTGAGATGAACTAGATGTTCCGTCAGCGAAAAACAAGCTTCCAGAGTTGCCGCTATTGCTAACGATTGTCATTCCACCGGAGCCGTCTTCGTCCCCTACAACCAGCTCGTCAGCGACTGATGAATAGCCGTCTCCCACATTTCCGACTGATAGACTATCAACCTCCGCAGTACCCATAGACACTCCGTCTGCGTTTGCATAGGCAAGGGTTCCCAGGTGTTGGTGTAATACCAAGTTCTGGGGTCCTGTCCCTACATCTGCCTGCACTAACCCCTCAGCGTCTGGCGACACTTCCAGGGCTGTGCGGATTGCAGACTTGTCTGAGCCTGTGGGTGGTTCCTCGTCCAGAAACCTGACAAGGCGACCTTTCAGTCTGACTAATGAACCGTCCTCTTTGTGGACAAAGAATTTCTCGCTTGGCATTGCTTTAAACTGTAGCGGGCCCAGGAGAGTCCAGGCTGAGTGCCTGGGGCGGGTGTGTCTCCAAATTTGGTCTGTGCCAACTAGAGCCCTTCACAATAGGGCCCCAGTGTGTCACTGCCACCTTGCTGGTTGGTCTGAAGTGGGGGCTGTGCCACCCCCTGAGGACTTGGTTGCCCTGCTTGCCCTAATGGTGGTGCCCTTGGGGCTCTGGTTAATCAGAGTGCCTGAGGACTTCATAGGCTGCAGGGCAAGCACTGCGTCTTGCAGCTCCTTAATGGCTTGCAGGACTGCCTGGACGTTGAATTGGCGTAAGCGCTTAAAAGTTATCATGCTCTGCCGTAGTAAGGGTAGAGTAGACTTGAGAGTTCCCCATACTTGTAATTGACCCACTCTTGCACTACCTCGAATTTGCCCCCTTGCACTTCATGAATGACTGGTGCCTCTTTAAACCAGTAGCTTTTGTCTGCGCTGGACGAGCCCCAGAATGTGTTTGCAATATCACCTATGAGGGCATACTTGCTGACACTGGCAATGCTGTTGTCTGTAATGTATGCAACCACCTCAGGGGTGGTCCATTGAGACTCTACTTGAAAATGGCTCAGACTGAGGTTTGTGTTTCCTGGCACCACCTTTGTGTTCCTCAGAATGTAGCGTGAGGTTTCATATGTGTCCTTCCCTGCAAGAAGCATGAGGACCAAGTCTAGGGCAATCTGCTTTTGTGCGTCACTCAGGCCACCATAGACATTCACCCCAGTGTCCCACTCCTTCAGTTTGTCGTGCAAGTCCACCTTGGAATCGTCCTTTGTGTTGGACTCAAAGTTAGCTTGCACTGCCGCAAGGTAGGCCTCTACTGCAGTTCTTATGCGGTATTTTGTGCCCCTCAATGTGGAGGCTGAGTTGTTGCTTGAAGTGTAGACCTGCCTGCTGTCGTCCAGTGAGTCAAAGTATGGGTGCTCCCAGATGTTTGCTTGGTATTTGCTGGGCTGCAATGTCCAGGTGTCTGTCTCCTCCTGGTAGGACTGGACGTTTGCGTCTGTGTTGTCCTCCGCTGCAAAGCTGACTTCCAGCACACCATACCCGCCAGCCTCCTGTCTTGCGTCTATTCTGGAGGCATTCTGGACATACGCTGAGCCATTGAGGGCTGCTTCTACATTAGCCCAGGTTCCCTTGTAGCGGTATGTGGACTCCCAGCCTGTGGCTTGAGTCCATGACCTGTTTTCACTCTCCAGAGTCAGGGCTGAAGTCCCTTTCAGTATGACACTCATTTGCTCATTCGGTTGACCCCGTCAGCAATGTCCTTGAGGGCTCCATTGTTTTCCCGTTCCTGCTTCTTCCTCTCCAGCTCGTTTTCCATTTGCATGGTTCTCATGGTGTTGCCCGAAAAAAGGTTGGAAAGCATTCCAAGAGGTGTTCCAGCTTTGCCTAGAAAGTCCCAAGTGCCTGACAGAAAATCTGCGCCAAATCCCTTAAGCCCCTGCAGCCATGAGTTGAGCATTTCTGCTGTGTCTGCCAGGAGTCTTATGTCCTCGCTTTTCCATAGCACTTGCCCCTGGTTTATGTTGTTGAACTTGCCTTGAGTCAGCGCTGCCGTCAGCTCAGCCCCTGGGTCACTCATCAGGTCATCCAAGTCAGCCAGAATTTGCCCCATGCGCCCTGTCTCCTGTCCCGCTTCATTCACAGCCTGGGCAAAGCTTTGGAACATTTCCACGGGTGACTTGTCTCTAAGGTCGTCCAGCGTGAAGCCATAGCGCTCAAACACAGCAAGCCATGACTTGCTGCCGTTTAGTGCTTCATGCTGTTTGACTGCTAGGTCCTTGACTGCGTCATAGAACCTGTCTACGGGCATTCTGGCTGAGTTGGCTGCTGCAGCCATTTTCTGGTAGGTGTCTGTGTCTGTGTCGTAGGTAATGGCAGCGTCTCTTATCTGTGCTGCGTTGGTGTAAAGGTTGCTTATTCCTTTGGCAATGGACTCAACGGCCATCATGCCAGCAAATTGTCCAGCAAAGCCTTTGGCGCTTTCCTTGACGTAGTTGTTCATGCCAGCTCGCATTTTCTTTATGGCGGAGTTCCATGAAGTAATGTCGAGGAAGACCTTTGAGAATATGTTAGGCATTTGCTTTTTGCCTTTCTGCTTGCAGACGTTCCAGCTCAGCAATACCTGCCGCAAGTTGCCCGTCTATTATTTTGGCCCCCCCTTGCTGCTCGTTGTATGCCAAGCAGTCCCACATAAGCTGCAAGAGCCCTGAGTCCATTATGGTGGAGGGTGTGTAGTTCAGTTTGCTCAGTGCAACCGTCCTGAGTGTTTGCAAAATGGGTGCCCCATATTTTGCCCCAGTGGCATGTCCTTTGCCTTCAACTTCCAAGAGTTCTGGCAATTGCATGTTGCTTTGAATGTAGACAAGGGCCTCAGCAAGTGCCTTGGTCTTGTCTTTTGGCATTGGTTTCCTTGCGTAATACCATTGCCCAAGCGGGCTCAGGAACCAGTCCAACCACTTGCAACCACCTTTGAAGTCTCTTTGGCAAATGCCAACAAAGCCCCAAAACTCCAGGGGTGTCAGAATTTCCAAAATACCAACCCGCTCCAGCAGCACTGCATGCCCGTAGGACAGAGCCTTGAGCTTCTGTCCACCTACGTAGACAGGCCCTGGCACTGCTGCTGCTGCCCAAGTGGAGGACATTAGTTGGTTACGTTTTCGTATTCTATTGCTGAAATGGACCACTCAGCGTAGTTGCTGCTGGACCTTGTTTTTTCGGCGCTGGTTATAATGTAGTTGCCTGACCCGTCATCCACCTCAGCCCACTCGGTCAGGTCAATGTCTAGTGACTGGCCTACCAGAAAGGTGGTGGCAAAATTGCTGTCTGCGTTGCTTACGTCACTGCCACTGACAATGCCTGTGAGGTTTAGGACTTTGCGCTGGTTGTAGCTACAATGGGAAATGACCTCGCCGTTGCTGTTGGTTGCCGTGTTGGTGTCCCCCTCATAGGAAAGCCTGAGTTCAGTGGGGAAAATGGAAATGGCAGAGCCCCCGTTAATGCTAATGCTAAGGGCTGTGCCGTCTGTCTTTGTGCCGTAGGTAAAAGCACTACCTTTGAGAATTTTGCTCATTGAAATGTCCTTGGTTTAATTGTTTGAGTCGTCAGCGTTGCCTGCCCCGTCATAGTCAATTGGGATGTGTTCCACTGCTGTTATGCTCCACTCAGCAAAGTTGCCCGCTGACCTAGTTTTTTCAGCACCAGTAATGTGGAAGTCTCCATAGCTGGGGGCACCGTGCACACCTCCAGGGTTGCTAGTGGAGCCCCACCCAGCGCTCCCAGACTTGTTGACCTCAGGCCACTCATTGTTTGCCCCGTAGCTAATCCACAGGTCACAGCCCACTTTGAAGGGGGCAGAAAACGCAAGGTTGGCATTAGTTACACTGTCCACACCTCCAGCGTTTGGAGTCTGGCTAGTGGCAAGGACAATGCCCGTCAGGTTTAACACTTTGCGGTGGTTGAAGCTGACCACACTGACCACCTCACCGTCACTGTTGTTAGCAGTGGCTTGGTCACCCTCATAGGACAGGCGAATTTCTGAGGCATACATTTCCCCAGAAAATTTGACTCCTGAGTCATCTGAGACTCTGACCTGTATGACTCCACCGCCTGTGCGGCTGCCGTATGAAAAAGCTGTGCCTTTGAGTATTTTGCTCATGAAAAGTTACCTGCCGCACTGGCTAGGGTTATGGTTATGGTTTCAGTTAGGACTCCCTCGTCCATGTCTCTGGTGCTGCCTTGGTGCTCTGTTACACCGAAAAAGTGAAAGTCTGTTGAGTAGTTGTTAAGGTCGTTGAGGCCCGTGTAGAACAAAGCGTCCTCAACTTGACTGAGGGTTGTGTCATGTATGTCTAGCGCTCCAGGCTGTGCCTCGCCGTCCACCTCACTCTGCACCATGACAGACAACTGGACGTCCATGTTGCCCGTGTGGGGTGGGTTCTCAGTGCCACCCTCGAAAGCCACCACAACGCAAGGCAGTCCTTTTATTTCGTCCCTTGTTGCAGCGTAGACTGGGACACCCACCTTGCTTTGCAGGTAGTCCCTCATGGCTTCTTCTGACTGTTTGCGGTAGCTCACTTGTTCTTGTTGGTTTTTTGCCAGTCCTCACGGACTTTTCTTTTGAGGTAGACAAGCATGTCTCTAGTCTCTGCTCTGACTGCCTTTTTCAGTCCATTGACTGCTGCGGGCACTTTGTCCGACCAAGCCACCCCGTGGGTGACTTTGGCCCATGGCTTCAAGGCTCCATATCGGGCATGAATGCCTGTGCCCTTTCTGCTAAAACTGCTTTGGCCTTTTGGTTTTGGTTTTGGCTTTGCCAAGTAGGGCCTTATGTCGTCTGCTGCCCCTAGCCAACCTGCCTTCATAAAACCTCTGCCTTTCTGTCTGGACCTAATGTTCTTGTCCACCTGAGCCTGCATGGCTTTGCCGTGCAACCCAGGTTCGCCACGCTTGCCTCTTGCGTAGTTGATTAAAATTGCTGCTACTGGTGCTTTCTTGCGTCTGCCTTTGCCTGCCCCTCTCTTGCGCCTCTTGCGTGGTGCTGGCTGTGTTTTTGCCCCTCTCAGTAAGTCTCGCTGAATGCGTTTGTCTGTGGCGCTTTTGGTGTAGCGAATGCTTTTGAGGCAAATGTTAAAAGCCCTCTTGTTTACCTCGTCAGTCCAGCTCTTGCCTGTCCTGGTAAGGTATTTCATCAGGACCTTGTTGAAGCGTTTGCCGTCCACCTCAAGCCTAACCATGGAGGCACTAGCCATGCTTTTTCATGAGGCCTAACTCAAAGGCCCCGTCATTAGTCACCACTGTCTCCACCTTGAACCTCTTGCCTCCACGGGTAAGCACTGCCCCCACCAGCGGCCTCATGTTCTGGTCTGCCCACTGTTTGCGTGAGGTGGTTATGGTTACGTCATAGCCCTCCAAAATGCCTCCCTCTTCCATTTGCTTGGTGTCTGTTCGTCCTGACTCCACGCCTCGAAACAAGGTCCCTGAGTAATCGAATATGCAGCCCAGGCTTCTCTCTAGTTCCACCTGCTGCTCATAGGCAAAGCGGGCCCTGTGGTGGCCTGCTTCAATGGTGTTGGTTGAGCTGACTGACCCATAGCCTCCGCTGACTGTCAGGTTGAAATAGTCTGTCCTGCTGTTGCCGTTGCCTTGTGGCACGTCCAGTGTGACCGTCTGGGCTGTGGCATAGGTTAGTGCGTCCGTGTAGACCTTCACCGTGTAGGCTGTGGAGTCATACTGTGCTGAGTCTGCCGTGACTCTCAGAATGACTTCAGCGCTTGCTGTGTAGGTTAGGTCCTGGGACGTGTCCACAGTGGTCCACACAGTAGGCGCTGCCGCTGTGGCTTTCTCATAAAGCCACCCGTCTCTCCAGCCTGTCACATGAATTGCAGCCATAAGCAAAAGGCCCAGGCGGGCAGTGTCCCGCCGCACCTGGGCCAGTCACAACAGGAGGGTCAGGCGCTCTTCTTGGAGGCCTTCTTTTTGGGCGCTGGTGCTGCTTGGTCAGTGGAAAGTTTTGCCCGCTTCCAGTAGGGGGGCTTGCGGTAGACAAACAGGTCAACGAATTTGCCGCTGGGGTTTTCCCGCTCGGACAGGAAAGCCTGCTTGCACAGTTCAGCATCTCCAACCTCAAGGACCTGTGAGGACCCGTCTGGGAGAATGCCAATGGTTATGGAGGGTTTTTGAATCATGGTAATTGGTTTTGTTTAAGGTGTTAAAATTCGGACTCCGCAAGTGGTGTTGCCCAGGGCTACTCCCCAGAGGCATGAGACGCTGAGCATTGTCTTGCCTAGCGTTGCATCGTAGTGCTTGCGGAATTGGACAGGTAGGCCTGTCCTTGGTTCTACGGTCGAAAGTGTTTCTACCCTGCCTCCAGTTGAAGGCTCAGCAACATGGCGGGCTGCCATGACTAGGGCTGAAGGGTGACAGGCAAAGCCCCGCAGGTTGTTGGCTGTGGGAATGCCTTGGTATTCCACAACCCCCATGCCAAAGACGTCCATGACCTCACCAGTCAGCAATGGGTCCCTGCTGCCGTATTGGTCAGAATAAATCATAGAGTCCTTCATCAGGCTGGCTGTGTAGTCCGTGCCCAGCAGAATTGACCTCATGGACTTTGGTGCCTTGGCTGTGCTTAGCAACTGCTGAGCCTGGGCTATTTCGTCAGTGTCAAAGTCTGCTGCTGACTTGGTAATTGCTGTGGGGAAGTTGCTGGGGGTTATGAGGCCAAGCAATGAATCAGCAAAAGACTTTGCCACTGCGTCCACGGCAGGACGTGTGAATATGTTAAAAACAAAATCAGCGCTTTTTGCCTTGCTGACTTCAAGGTCTGAAAGGCCAATGACGAAGCCTTTCATGTGGTCCAACTCTATTTCTACCTGAGTGGAACTGACGTCCCCAGGGGTGTAGCCACCAGACAAGTCCTGGGCTGATAGCACAGCAGGAATTCTGGTGACTACACTCTCCCCATGCTGCCGCACAGTGTCAGAAAAGTTTCTGGCAAAGTGGGCGAACATGGGGAAACTGAGCCCAAGGTGGTCAAGCGTTTGGCTTGCCACTTGGCTCAAGTTTAGTCCCTGGAGAGTGTTACTCATTAAGACTAGGCCGACTTAATGCGCTGGAGGGCTGCAGCGTTTCCGACTGCCACCCCGTATAGGCAAGCTACTGATACCATGTGCTTTCCAGCAGTGGCGTCATACCAGCTTCTAAGCTGGAGCGGGCAGCCTACTGCAGGGTCATAAATCGACTCGGTTTGCACGTAGGAGTCGGCAGGAGCGGCAGGGAATCGGGCTGCTACAGCAATGGCGCTGGGGTGCAGTGCGAAGCCTTGCAGGTTTTCGCTGGTGGTTGTGCTGGAGGCGCCGTTAATGGCTCCAGTGTATTCATACAGGTCAAAACCGTGGACACGGTTGCCGTTGTATTCACGGACACCCTCAGTGCCTCCATAGGTGTTAGCTGCACCCACAACCGTGTCCTTTTGGACGTTGGCATAGTAGGTTGGGCTGAGAATCATGGAGCGTTCACCACGGGGGACCTTGCGGCCACTTAAGGCTCCAGCAATGTCTGCAATATCGTCTGAATCAAAAGCAGAAGCTGCAGAGGTGGTAGCGTTGGAGAAGTTAGCCGAAACCACCTTTGAGACAATCTCCGTCATTATGCTGTCGACCACAGTTTCGTAGGCAGGCTGCAGGAAGACTGAGGTCAGCCAGTTAATGTCTCCAGCGGCACGGCTGACTTCATAGTCAGTGAAGCCCATGGAGAAGCCCTTCATATTATTGAGGGAAATGCTTACGCTCGTTGAGGTTACGTCTGAAGCGGTGTAGCCACCAGACAGGTCCTGAGCGGTGAGTGCTGAAGCATAACGAGTCACAACAGACTCACCAGAGCCTGAAGGGTCGCCAGTAAAATCCCTTGCAACTGAGCGCAGGGGTGCGAATGTTTGCCCCAAGAAGTCGACCGATAATTCGGCCAACGCTTGCAGGTTGATTCCATTTAAACTATTTGCCACGTAAGTGCCTTTCTATTAACTACTTAAGTAGTGGTTTGATGTGTTTGAGGTAGTAGGCCCGCCGCTCTTCCCGTGCTTCAATGGCTCGGTATTTGTCCCAGTGTGCGTCCTGGGACAGTTCCTCGGCTGGCTCTGGTTCGGTTGCTTCCTCCACTGGCTCTGCCCCGCATTGGGCCACAATGTCTGCGGCTTGCTCGCTTGCGGTGGCCTGTGCCTGCTCAAGCAAAAGGTTGGTTTCTTCCAGCAAGGCCACCTTGCTCTCAAGGGCCTTGAGGTCTTCTTCATGCTGTGCACCAAGCTTGGCGACTTCTTCAGCATGCTTGCCTGCTTGCTCTTCAAGTTGAGCCTGCAGGGTTTGGTTGCCAGCAAGAGCCTCATCCAGCTTTGCGCTTAGACTGTTCAGCTCGGTGTTGGCTTTGACTAAATCCAGAATGGTTTTCATGTGTTTTTGGTATTGGTTAAAGGTTCGCCATGAGTGCCAGGACACTGTCCAGGTCGTTGACTACTGCGTCTGCTAGGGTTGGCACTGCTTCCATGCCCTCATAAGTCAGGCCAGTCATACTGGACTCTGGAGCTGTGCGTTTGAGGTTTATGTCTGCCTTAAACCTGTCATGCCATTTGGTGACATTGGCTTGTAGGCGGGCTTGTGCTTCCTCGGAAAGTGGCTTGAAGTCAGCCAGGTCTAGTTTGTTTTCTCCTGAGCTAATGGCGTTGACTTTAAAGCCATTCATAGCGAGGTGTTCGGACTGGTCTAGTAGCGCAATATAAACGCCTACACTGCCCACCTCTGCTGACTCGGACAGAATCACACTGTCTGCACTGCTGGCTATCCAGTAGGCTGCAGAGGCTGCCATGCCCTCTGTGTAAGCCACCAAGGGCTTGCTGACGTTGCGAAGTTTTGCAGCCAGTTCTGGCAGGCCTGTAATGGTCCCACCAGGAGAGTCTATGTGGAGCAGAATGCTGGAGACGTTGGGGCTTGCCTCTGCTTCAGACACTTGCTGCCAAATGTCGTCATAATCAGTCATGCCCAGCATTTTCTCCCATGGGCCTAGCATTTTGCCCAGGGCACCGTGAATGTGAATTATGGCAACCCCATCCACCTCTTGTGGTGGGCGGTTGGGTTCAATCGTGTATTCGTCGTCCTCGTCAAAGTAGGCAGAGGCCTCAGTCAATGCAGAATGGTAGTCTGGGCGGATTGCCCACACCTCATTCTGCAGCTTGTGGGTCAATCGGTGTTTCATTGCTGTCTGCAAATACAGGGTTGGGTGTGCGTTGTGAGAGGAGGTGCATGGCTGTTTCCATGCTGACCCCATACTCACTTGAAAGTCTTTTTGCCCGTTGGAGCAGGTCTACTGCCTCAGCTTCTACTTGGCCTCTTACCTCCTGCCAGTCCATGCCTAGCTCACCCACGTCCTGAGACATGGTTCTGAGTCCTAGCTTAATGGAGTCATGGTTGGACTTGGCCTCTCTGCCAAGGTCCACGGTAATCCGCTTAGGTGTTTGCCAGCGCACCTTCCACCAGTTCTCTGAGGGTGGTAGGTCGCCACGCTTAATGCCCCTAGCAATTACCCAGCTCCACACTCTGCTGCAGAGTTTGGTGGCTATAAGGTTTTGCCTTTCTTCAAAGCGCCGCTGGGCTTTCTCCAGAACAAAGCGTGAGGCACTGCCTGTGCCTTTGGAAATGTCCCAGACAAACTCATAGGGTAGGCCTAGGCCTGTGGCAGTCTCCCTAATCAGGTGCTCCACAAAGCCCACGAAAGTGGGGGAGGGGCGGTTGGAGGCAAATGACTCAATGGACTCTCCCAGCTTCAGCCTTGGAATCATCCCTGGTTCGAAGGTCTGCCATGGAAGGTCTCCAGTGTCTGCCGCTGAGTAGCCGTCCTCAATTAAGGCGCTGCCATCGTCTACCACGCCACCCTGGCTTGTAATGGCCATGCCAATGGAGGCATTGAGTTTGGTGCCTACCTTCTCGAATTCCAGCAAGTCGTCCATGTCCCTCAAGTGGGCAATGGCATGAACCAGGCTTGTGACACCTCTGAGCTGACTGACCCGCTCAGGGTCATACATCAGAATAAAGTTGTTTGAGCTTATGCGGCGGTAGTCACTGTCCCCGTCCCTCACTTCATACGCTGTGGGTCTGCCTGCGGGGCTAGTGTGGACACCGTCATGGGCCTTGGCGTCATAGGTCTCTGACTCAATGCGGTGGGCCTCTACGAGCTGGAGCTGTGGAAAACTGTTGCCAGTGCCCACCATAATCAGGCCAATGTCCCCGTCTATGTCCATGCGTCTGGACACTAGGCTCTGGAGTTGTCCGAAAGTAAATTGCCCCGTTACCTCGCAAATTTTGGCCCATTCGCTAAAGTAGTCCTCGTAGGCTTGTGCCTCTGCAGACTGGGCCTGAGGCCTGAGGCCTGAGCCAACGGAGTAGCGGGTCAGGTCTGACACTGCACCCCTCACAAGTCCGTTGTTATTAAAGAGGTGTCTGGCAAACCCCATGAGGCTGCGCCTCTGGCTTCTGTTTAGGGTCTGCGTGGAGTCGCTAACAGTGTAGGGGACATAGGTTCGGTAGCGTCCTATTTCAGTGCCCCGATAGTGCCCGCTGAAGCTAGAAGCTTTTTTCTTTTTGGGCGCTAGGTCTAAGACTCGCCCGTTGTGGTCGTAGAGTTCCATGGACTAACGGGAGAACCTTGCAAATGTCATGCGGGCAGGCTTGGTGCCTGTGGCCAGGCCTTTTTCATGAAGCACGTCCGTGAGTTGGGAGGCTAGTTCCTCAGTGGGTAGGACTAGCTCACGGGTGCCACTTTGAGAGGCATTGGAGAAGGAGGTGGTGACGGCACCAGAAAGCACAGCGTCTGCCACCCTTTCCTTGAGTGTCAGAAGCCAAGCGTCAGTCTGGAGCCTGAGAAAGCTACGCAAGTCCCCCATTCATAGAAGGGGGGCAGTGTGTCACTCATCGAGCAGTAGCTTGGCAATGCAGGCAGCCACAACCTGCATGCACTCACAGTCCCAGGCATGGTTTGCCCTAAAGGAAACCCAGCGCATCTCGGCCCTGCCGTGTTTGTCTATGACCTCTTTTTTGCGCTCAGAGTCTAGTTGCTTTGCGTATTCTTCAGCCAGCTCAGGGTCCATTTTGCACACTTCCCACGGCTGGGCTTTGCCAGCTTTTAGGGCTGCCAGAATGTCTTTGGCGCTGGGGTTACTCCAGCGGAAGACAGGAGGGGCTACCCTGCCAGTGGAGGACACCCTAGTGGGTTTGCTATACAGCCTTCGAATGGTTCGCCCATTGCCAGTATGGGCAAAGTCAACAGAGGGCTCACCCCTCAAGCCAACCCAGCCAAACCTGCCGCATTGAGCTAGGACTCTTGCCCGCTGGTAGCCCACGTCTAGGAATGTGCGTTGAGGCGC